GGGAACGCAAACTCTCTGCCTGAAGGTGTAGTAATCATGCCAGTGTTCATAGCTTCTGAAGCCAATCTGGTGTGCCATGATTTAATTCCTTTGTATTTTTCTGTAAAGTGTTCGTAGTATTTTGCTTCGGCTTGTGTTCTACCAAATCCTGTTGCTCCATAGAGGGGTGCAAAGGTGTGTGCTTTCGCATCTTGGCGAGTAGTCGGTTGACCCGCATCTGTAATAACTTTAGACGTATACGAGTGAACATCAAAACCAGTAGTGACTTCATCAATAGCAACTCCATCTTGTGACAAGTAAGCAGCAACTCGAAACTCTAGTTGTGCAAAGTCAGCTTCTAAAACTTTACCACCTTTCCATCGTGATATAAATACTTTCTTAACAGGGAACGTACCACCTCTAGGCATGTTCTGCATGTTAGGGTCAGCACCACTAAACCTTCCAGTGGAAGTCCTATGTTGTAATAATCTAACATGTAACTTACCATCAGGTTTCATATAAGTGTTAATACCTTGTATAAAGGAAGAAAGATATGTGTCTAGTGCAGACAATCTTTGTAGGTCATGTAAAAAGCTATATGCGTTTACTGAATCAGTTCTTTTAGTAACATGTTGCAATACATCTAGCATTTTTTTATTAACACTAAAACCATTAGCACTAACCCATTTAACACTAGGTGGATTAAATTTAAGACCTGCTATCTCCTGAGTAGGAGTAAAAACGTACCCAAGACTATGACAAGTAGAACATTTGGGTAACTTAGCGTAAAGAGTTCCATCCTTCTTAACCTTTCTTATTGTTCCTGTTCCATTACATTCTTTACACATAACTGCCATAGTCTTATAAACAATATCAGAATTTTCTTTTACTTTAGATTTAAATTCTTCTTTACTCATGTAAGGAACAAAGTCATTCATCCAAGTCGATTTATCTTTTGGTTTTCTACTAAATATAATCCATGACATTTGTTCAGGACTATTAAGATTGATTGGTGTATCACCCATAAGCTGATGTACTTGCCTAGTCAACCTCTCTTCTATCATAGTCTTTTCTTTTTCAAACTCATCTCTAACTTCATTTAACTTCTCTACATCAACGGTAAATCCAGTCTGATATATTCTAGCTAATGTTAATGCAACACGATTAGTTAATAACACAGTATCCATTAAACCTGAATACTCGACTGTATTTAGTTTTTTGTATAGAACATCTGATAGTTCTTGTGTAGCCTTTAAATCAGCAGATAAGTAATCAGATAACTCTTGTTTAGGTATCTCATCAATAGGAACTTTATTCTTAAAGTAATCCTTCATTGTGTCTTGTTTCTTAGTTGCTAACTCATGTCTGTTTGCACAAGCTTCTAATGATAGAGGTTCTTTTAATCCACGTTGTAATATATACTCACCTAACATGGTATCAAATACAGGACCATCATAATTTAAATTACATTCCCATAGCCACATTAAATCGTGTACTATGTTATGCCCTATAAGAATAGTTGCTTGGTCAAGTAAATTTTGAACACCTGTAAAGTCATCTCTAAACAAATGCTCTTCACCATTATCTGTTAAACAACCTACCATAACAAGCTTGTTGTCAGTCTCAAATGGGTCGAGATGTAACTTGCCATCTCTATGTGTTACAGTATTTTCTACGTCAAGTGTTAGCTTCATGCTGTATACCTAGCTGTTTTATAATCAAGATTACAAGTAACATTACCGTGCCAACCTGTCAATTTATTTTTTACAACATTGAGATGTCTTTCAGGACCTTCTTCTTCTTGTCCTTCTATTGGTGGATTCTTAGCAATCAATACCATCAAGTCTGCTTCAGCAGCTTTACCAGTCCTACTACCTTCCATCATAGATTGATTAAGTATAACTTTACCTTCTGCATCAGCAGAAAGTTGAGACATATAAAACATAGCACAGTTGTGAGACTTAGCTATCTGTCTAGCATATATTGCATTAGCCTTTAATGCTTCATCAGGTCTAGCAAATCCTTGAGACCTAGCAAACTTATCACCCATGTCTAGCACAACTATATCAGGCTTGTATGATTTACACACACTCTCTACCCAAGCCATGTCACGATTAGATGCATCTTTAATATCTATATGCTTACGTACTGGACTGTACAACTCGTGTGCTTTCTGTGGATTCTCTTTTACTTGATGCATTGTCATGCCTGTCGCTGCAGTTAGATACCTTGCTCCAACTCTATGAGGACCTTCTTCGTTGCATAGTATAATACATCTAGCACCTTGATGTGCAAAGCCACCGGGAGATGCAATCAGACTAGCATGAAAGGATGTCTTACCTGTATTAGGTCTAGCACCTACTTCAATTAGATGCCCAGCATTTACACCCTCAACTACTCTAGTCAAACTAGGAATGCCAAAGTTCCACCTAGCTTCTAAATCATTCTTGGATAGCAAAGCATCAATGCTTATGTCTTCCCATTGTATATTTAGATTAGGAGTAAAATCATCACCATACTGCTCCAAAATATTACGAAGAGGTTCAAGTGTAGATTGAGAACCATTGACATAATCAAAGCCAAGATTAGCAATGTCTTCGCCAACAACTTGCTGAAATAATTTAGATAAGACTTCTTGTGCAACATCTTCTCCCATTGGTTGTTCTCGTTTAATTCCATTGAACAAAGATGAGTATGCTTGTTTCTGTGCAGTAGTCATTGATGGATTGTTAGACATAAACAATGCTTCAATCTCATCAGGTGTTACTGTTCTTTCGTAAGTAGTCATTGCACTATCTAGTGCTTGTTTAATCTTCCTTACATCTTTGCTGAATAATCTGTCTGGACACTTAGCACCTCTATGCTCATCATAGAATGTTTTGTCCATCAGACTTCGTATTAGGGATAGTTCCATGTTTTACTCCTTCGGGGTTAGGGAATATAAGTTATTTAAATCTTCTTCATTTCTATATTTTAAATCGTCTTTTAGTCTAAGTACTTTTACTTGTTTAACGTAGTTGCGTAACTCTTTAGCAAACTGCATTATCTTGTCTAATGCGTCAGGGTCTAAGGCAATAATTGCTGTTGAGAACTGTGATAGATACTGCTTATGTGATTCCAATAATGATGTTCCTAGCACAGCTATCCCCTTCCGTGTGTCAGAAGCAACCACAGCTGCACTAACACAATCCTCAACAACAATAGCAGTTGTACCATGTCCTTGAGAATAAGGCAAGTTGTTTTTTCCATATCGCTTCCATTTAGGTTTACTATTACCTAATGAACGACCTGCACCATCAACAATCTTATTGTCATGTACAATAGGAAACACTGCTCTGTTCTCTCTAACGTCATAGTACAAACTTAATGTGTTAGCAGATAGACCCCACTTATCACACCACTCAGTAATTGCCTTACGATTACCATGTGGAACAACATGTTCTGGGAACTCAAAGATTGTATTATCATCTTCTATCTGCTTACTCATAGCAGTGCGAATATCATCTACAGTGAGAGTAACACGAGAATTACCAGATAAACTACAAGATATCTTATAACAATTCCATATTACTGAACCCATATTATTGGTCACTGTAAATGTATTATAACTTTTACAGTTAGGACAATCTAATCTTCTAGACTCTCCTACACTTAACTGTAAATCATTTATATAACTGTATATATTCATTTATATGTATCACTTATATGTATATATAATATTAGCTGTTCGGCACTTGCCTTGTGCTTATAGCAACGGATTCACGTGTTGTCAATGCTTTTTTTGCACTTAGGTAAGTATTTTTCATATATGGCATTACACTATTAGGATTTGCATGTCCTGTAACAGACATTATCTGACCCATAGATACACCAGCTTCAACCATCTCAGTTGTACCTGTTCTACGTAAGTCTGCCAATCGTAGCTCATTAGGTAAGCCTGCAGAGGACATAGCTTGTCTTCCTACCTTAGACACTCCATGTAAGCTATAAGGCTTGTATGCTCCTCTAATCGCCTTTGGCATGGGTGCAACATATTCTTGGAATCCGTACTCCTCTTTTTGTTGCACAAGCATTTCCAATAAATCTTCACTAATTGGTAGGTGAACATTTGCTCTTCTTTTTGATTGTTCTAAATGTAAAATACCATTATCAAAATCTATTGAACTAAACTTTAATAGTCTCATATCTCCAATCCTTTGACACCATTCATAAGCCATTTGTACAATTAAACCTAAATTGCGTGTCTTAAAATTAGAATATGAATAGTCTAGAAATTGTTTCACTTGGTCTCTTGTCCAAAGAGTTTTCCTAGACTTGGGTGTTCTGCATTTGAAAGTAGAGAATGGGTTACTTTGTACATAACCCATCTCCATTCCATAAGAGTATATTTTTCTTGACACAGAACATATATGATTAGCCATAGAAATGCCACGATTTAGCCATACTTCATAAGACTTTTTAGCTTTAGCACCAGTCATATTTTTTAAATAAGTTCTTGACAAGTGTTTACTTTCTACAATTGTCTCCAACATCTTACTTATAAAATATTGATAATCTTGTTTAGATTTATCAGCTAACATATTGAAATCATTAGATAATAAATACTCATCAGCTAAACCTTGTACAGTAGGATTGTTTTGTACAGACACAACTTCAGATTGTTGTTGCAAAAATGCATCAATCAATTTGTTAAATTCATTAGCTTTCTTTTTTGCTATTGACAAATCTGAACCTAAGTTAGTACGTGTGACAATGCCTTCATCAATATATCTAGCAGTAGGATTATATCTGTAAAAAACCATACCGTTTCCATATTTCTGCTCCTGTAAATATCGTGGCAATTTCTTTTTCATATTGAACTCCCTATGCTGCAACTAATGCTTTAAACTTAGGGTGAGATATCCACTTAGCTACTTCGTGTTCTCTCTGCCACATTGATTCAGATGCAGTATCATTACCTGTATCTCTTAGTATAAAACCATTTCTTGCATCAGCATAACTTGAGTAGTTAGTAAATGCACTATACAAACTGAATACATTATTACCTCTGACAGAAGCTTCTTGTGCATATAGACTAGCCATTTTCTCAGCTTTCTTATCAGAAGGAATAATCTCTTTTAATAAGTCTATTACATGTACAAAGATAGGCATAGGTGTTTCTGCCCATGTTTGTAAGTTAGCTGACTGTGCATAGAAATCCT